TAGAGTATCTATTATTCATGTAGGTGGAAATACTGAAACTGAAATGAAGGAAAAGAAAGATAGAGTTGATGATGCACTTCATGCTACAAAAGCAGCCCTTGAGGAAGGTATTGTTCCTGGAGGAGGTATTGCTTTATTATTTGCCAAAGAAAACATTTCATATTCAAAAGACGATGGAGAAGATTTTAACCTAGGAAAATCATTAGTAGTTAAAGCATGTACAAAACCATTCTACCAGATCCTTAATAATGCAGGCTACCCAGATAATGAAATCTATTCTATTGATTTTGAAATAGGCCGTATGGGAGAGATAGGTACTAATCCATGGATGGGTTATGATCTGAAAACTGAAACTATCGTTAATATGAAAGAAGCAGGTATTATCGATCCTATGAAAGTAACAAGAACTGCTTTAGAGAATGCCTCCTCAATTGCTGGTACTATTTTATTGACAGAAGCAGTAGTGGCTGAAAACCCAGATACTAAAAAAGAAGATGATTTTAATCCCATGATGGGAATGATGTAATATGGAAACAGAAATATTAAAATTGATAGCGGTTAGAGTACCAGTTGGTGACAATTGGCGCCTAGTATCTGAAGGAAAAAATGGGCCAATCTATACTCCATTAACGGAAGCATTAGAGGCCCATTTTAAAAAAACTAAATCACCCTGTGATTTTAGGTTAAGTCCTATGAAAGGAGAACTATATGCCATTGAAACCAAAATTGAGGAAGTAGAACCACAAAAATTTAGTATTTACGGAGACTATTAACACCATAAGTTTGGTTACCTTAAAAAATTTTATTATCTTAATTACGTTATGAAACATAAACATACTATTTGGAATGAAAAGTATAGACCTGATAGTCTAGATACTTACATTACTAATGATGAAATAAGAGAAACATTCCAGAAATATATTGATAAACAAGATATTCCTCATTTACTTTTTGCAGGGAGGGCAGGTTCAGGAAAAACCACTTTAGCTAAATTATTAGCCAAAAATATTGACTGTGATTCACTCTATATTAATGCCACAGATGAAAGATCTATGGATGTTATCAGAGAGAAAATCGGAGGATTTGCCTCCAGCGCCTCATTCAAACCATTTAAAGTAGTTATATTAGATGAAGCCACCCATCTTTTAATGGCAAGCCAAGTACTGCTATTAAATATGATTGAGACATATAGTGCTAAAACACGGTTTATTTTAACAGGCAACTACCCAGAACGACTAATTGACCCACTCCGTAGTAGACTTACAGAATATGCCTTAATTCCACCAACTAAACCAATGATAGCTAAACACTCAGTATCAATTTTAGATAATGAGAATATTAAATATGAATTGGAGGATGTAGCTGAGATTGTTAAAAAATGTTATCCTGACTTAAGACGAACTATTAATACATTACAAAAATGTAGTGTGACAGGAAATTTAGTTGTTGATGTTAACCTTAAATCTAATCAAAATTATATTGAACTAGTTTTAAATGAATTAACTCAATCAAAACCTAAATTTAATACTATCCGTCAGATATTAGCTAATGCTGACATATCTGATTACACTGAATTATTTAGAGTATTATATGAGGAATCTGGTAAATACTTAAAAGGTAAAGAAGGTTCAGTTGCAGTATTAGTTAATGAAGCTGCTTATAAAGCTAATTTTTCTCTAGATAAGGAAATCAATGCCTCATCCCTTATTTATCAAATTATTGAATTAAAGTAACCAATTAAATTTTTTATATATGAATCCAAATGAACAACCACAATTAAACATTGATTTATCAAATACAACTCCTGTTGAATCATCAACTGGAAAACAAGTATTTGCCCAAGGAGCTATTTTGCGTAGAATTTCTAAATTTGTTGTAGGTTCTCAGGAAGATGCTATTATGCCTATTCCCGTAATGTATGATATAGAGACTGGGGAGATTGTAATTGAAATGCTTCCTAAAGAATTAAAAGAAGAAATGACTGAGTATAATCAAAACTTAATTAAAAACGCTTGATGAAGCAACCTAAAACTATGTTTGATTGGATAAAGGAGATAACATTTACAAAATCTCCTTCCGAATCATTTAATGAAGAATCTTGGAGTGTGTTTAATACTTTTATGATACATCGTTTCATAAGTATGTATCCACAGTATATTGAGGTAGTAAATTATATTCAAGGTTTAGATATTAAAGATAAAAAACAGATATATGAAATATACAAAGAATTTTTACCTAAAAAAAGTATATTTGCCAAATATATTAAGAATCAAACAAAGAATATGTCCTCTAGTTTAACAGAATATATTTCATTATATTATCAAGTATCATTAAAAGAGGCAACTGACTATATTAATATCCTGCCAACCGAGGTAATGAAGGAAATATTAGAGGAGTTAGGAGTTGATGAAAAAGAAATTAAAAAATTAATTAAAGTTGGCAAAGAAAAACAAAATACCAAGTGAAATAAATCATATTATTGAGTATCAAGCCCCAGATATTGATTGGAGGTATCAAAAATTGATCTCATACTCTCAATTTTCTATTTATAAGACTTGTTCTTGGCGATGGTATCTTCAATATAAGAAAAAACATAAGGTATTTACTGATAACATTCATAATATCTTTGGAACAGCAATTCATGAAGTAATTCAGCATTATTTAACCATAATGTATAATAAAAGTATAGCAGCTGCTGATAGAGAAGATATTATAGGTATGTTTGAGGAACGTTATAGAGAACTATATAAAGAAAAATATAAGAAAAACAAAAATAAACACTTTTCATCTCCAGAGGAAATGAGAGAATTCTATGAAGACGGAGTTAATATTTTAGAATATTTTAAAAAAAACAAAAGTAAATATTTCTCAAAACGTGGATACCATCTTATAGGATGTGAGGTTCCTGTTCATGTTACTCCTAATCAAGATTTAAGTCATGTTATATATCAAGGTCATCTTGATGTAGTTTTATATCATGAGCCAACTCAAACCCATACAATTATTGATATTAAAACTAGTACAAGAGGATGGTCTAATTATGAGAAAAAAGATGAACTTAAACCATCACAAATAGTCTTATACAAAAAATATTATAGTCAACAATATAAAATTCCTGAGGATAAAATCAATGTTGTGTATTTTATTTTGAAAAGAAAAATTCCATCTGAATCAAAATATGTTATAAGTAGAATCCAAGAATTTAGACCCACCTCAGGTAAAATAAAAATAGGAAAAGTGTCACAATCATTTAATTCTTTTATAGAAGAATGCTTTGTTAAAGAAACATCTCCAAATCCTAATCCCTCACCTTCAAATTGTCGATTTTGTCCTTTTTCAAATGATACTAAACTTTGTGGAAAGGGGGCATATGTATAATAAATAATGTTATGAGTCAAAAAGAAAATAAAAAGTTAACAAGTGTTTATATTGATAAACAAATTTTAGAAGATTTTAAACTTGAAAGTGGAAAAAGAAAATTTAGTATACAAAAGCTTGTAGAACGGACTATGAGTTTGTATATTAATGATGATGAGTTTCGTAAAACAGTTCAAAATTATAAATTATGAAGAAAGGTTATTTACCAAAAGATGAACGCAGACGTATCCTTCTACTCACCGATGATATAAGAGTGCATAGTGGGGTGGCAAATATTGCTCGAGAAATGGTTATCAATACTTGTCATCGATATAATTGGGTACAATTAGCAGGAGCTATTAAACACCCTGAGACAGGTAAGAGATTAGATTTAAGTCAAGACACTAGTAATAAAACAGGAATTGAGGATGCTAGTGTTATTATTTATCCAACAGATGGATATGGTAATCCAGTCTTGCTCCGCCAGATTATTGAATTAGAAAACCCAGATGCAATATTTTTGATTACTGACCCTAGATATTTTACTTGGGTGTTTGAAATGGAAAATGAACTTAGAAAGAAATTACCAATAGTGTATTTAAATATCTGGGATAATTTTCCTTCTCCACAATACAACGAGGAGTTTTATGAGTCATGTGATGCATTATTTGGTATCTCTAAACAAACAACTCTTATTAATCGAATTACATTAGGTGATAAAGCAGATAATAAAATTATTAAATATATTCCTCATGGGTTAGATAATAAAACATTCCTCCCAGTTGAAGAAAATGATAATGAATTAAAATTATTTAAAAATAAATTACTCAATAACAAATCATATGATTTTATTTTATTATTTAATTCAAGGAATGTTAGGAGAAAGAATATTTCTGATACAATTTTAGCCTGGAAAGTATTCACTGATAGTTTACCTCGTGAAAAAGCAGAAAAATGTCTTTTACTACTTCATACCAACCCAGTAGATGAAAATGGAACAGACCTACCTGCTGTTATTGAATATTTTTGTGAAGAAGGAAAAAATAATGTCCTAATCTCAGCTCAACGTTTAGATTCTAAACACATGAATTATCTGTATAATATTGCAGATGGTACAATTTTGTTATCAACTAATGAGGGTTGGGGTTTATCATTAACTGAATCACTACTAACAGGTACTCCATTTATTGCTAATGTGACTGGAGGAATGCAAGATCAAATGAGATTTGTTGACAATGAAGGAAACTGGTTCACCCCATCATCTGAGATACCTTCTAATCATAGAGGTACTTTTAAAAAACATGGCTCATGGGCTCTACCAGTATTTCCCTCTAATTTATCTTTAGTTGGCTCTGTACCTACTCCTTATATATTTGATGATAGATGTTCATTTGAGGATGCTGCTTCACAAATTGAAAAATTATATAAAATGAGTAAAGAACAAAGGTCACAAATAGGAGAAGAAGGTAGACAATGGGCTTTAAGTCAAGAAGCAGGATTTACCTCTGAGGTAATGTCTCAAAGAATTATTGAAGGGGTGGATGAATTATTTGAAAAATGGCAACCTAGAGAATCATATGAATTCCTATCAGCTGAAGATTTCAAACCACGTAAATTAAAACATAATCTTATATATTAATATATTATGAACAAACCGTTATTTGTAGTAAGTTGTCCTATAGATACATTCTCGGGATATGGTAGTCGTAGTCGCGATTTAGTTAAAGCCCTAATTGAATTAGATAAATATGAAGTTAAAATATTACCCCAACGTTGGGGAAATACTCCTTGGGGTTTCATTAAAGAAAATTTTGAGGAATGGGGATTTTTAGAATCTCATATTTTAAAACAACCACAACTACCTCGACAACCTGAATATTGGGTTCAGATAACAGTTCCAAATGAATTCCAGAAAATAGGAAAATATAATATAGGAATTACCGCAGGAATTGAAACTACTGCCTGTGCTGGACCTTGGATTGAGGGATGTAATAAAATGGATTTAGTTATTGTTAGTTCTGAACATTCAAAAAATGTACTTGAAAGCACAGCTTATAATATGTTGAATGAGCAAAAACAAGTGGTAGGCCAACTAAAATGTACTACACCCATAAAAGTATTATTTGAAGGAGCTAATACTGAAATATACAATATACTTGAGGAATCTCAAATGATATCATCATCTATATATCAAGATATTAATAAAATCCCTGAAGAATTTGCTTATATATTTGCAGGACATTGGTTACAAGGTGATATAGGAGAGGATCGTAAAAATGTAGGATTATTAATCAAAGCATTTTATGAGATATTTAAAAATAAATCTAATACTCCAGCATTAATCCTAAAAACTAGCGTAGCAGGAAATTCATATATTAGCAGAAGAGAGGTCATGAGGAGAATTAACTCTATTAAAAAATCAATTATAGCTGAGAAGTTACCTAACATTTATGTTTTTAGCGGAGATATCTCAGATGAGGAGATGAATATATTATATAATCATCCTAAAATTAAAGCTATGATTAGTTTAACTAAAGGTGAAGGATTTGGCCGCCCATTATTAGAATTTAGCCTAACAGGCAAACCAGTAATAGCTTCAGGATGGTCAGGTCAAATAGATTTTTTAAATTCTGCTTTTAGTACTCTAATTGGAGGTGAATTAAAAGATATTCATCCTTCAGCAGTAGTTAAAGATATGTTAATTGAAAATTCAAAATGGTTTTCACCTGATTTAACTCAAGTAGCCCATCATTTAAATAATTGTTTTATAAACTATAAAGAATATAAAAAAGGAGCTAAATCACAACAATATAGATCTAAAGAAAACTTTTCATGGAATGCTATGAAAAATGAATTAAAATCTATTCTTGATGATATTCCTCAATTAGAATCTGTTCAACAAGTAAAATTACAGTTACCTAAATTAAAGAAAACAGGTGAACAAAATCAAGAACTTCCTAAATTACAATTACCTAAATTAAAAAAATTATGACAGTAAAAGAATTTAAAATTTGGTTTCAAGGTTTTATTGATGCTTTAGAAACAACATCTCCTGATGATCAAGTATCAAAAGAGATAATTGAAAAAATTACTAATAAGATAAATGAATTATCATCTAATACTACTAAGGTTAGATATTTATCCCCTAATGGAAATGTTATAGTTCATGATAAAAATATTAGTACAACTATTGAAGATAGAGGAATAGCAAAACAAATGATTTATGGATAATTTAGAGATTTGTCCTTGCGGAAAAAGTAATGCTTGTTATATTCAACAAGTAAATGAAAGTATTAAAAATAAAATGTGTTATGGTTGTGGGTTTTTAAGTAACAGCCTAATGAAAGAGGGTGAAGCCTTCTTTGAAGAACAATATGATATTTTACCTGAATTATATAAAGATCTAATATGGGAGGATGAAGGTGGATATAAATGGATGCCTGCCACAATCAATATTGTTGATAAGGGTATCATATTTGCCTCAGGTAAAGATAAAGAAAACTGGAAATGGGGGGCAGCAAAAGCCACTGAAATACCTGAGGAAGAAAAATCCAAATACCCTAACCCAACCAAACCAGGTACCTTTTACAGTCATAAAACTGATATGAAGACTTTAAAACATTTTGAACAAAATGAATATATTGAGGCTTTAACTTATTTAGGAATCTTACCTGAAGATAAAGAATAGTTTGGTTTTTGAGTTTTAGATTATTATATTCATAGTATGAAAGTAATATCACATAAAGGGAATGCTTATTTTCTAAAAAAAGTAATAGATCAAGAAGATGTCAATAATTATGGTGTCCAATATTTAGAGACATGGAAGAATAGATATGAAAATGGAGAAATAATAAATGATGGTATTTTTTATTATATAGTAGATAAAATTCAAGAAGCTGAAGTTATAGAAGAAAAAACCTCAGAAGTCAAAACAATAGAAAAAGATGCCAAGAATTAATATCAATACTGAGTATAGTTATGACTCTCATATTGAAGGAGAATGTCCATATTGTGGGAGTATTGATACAATTATAGATAAAAAAGGTAATGTTAGATGTTGTGGATG